TCTTTAATCTTGTCACGACAGGGAGCAGGCGTTGATGATTTAACAGCCTCGATACCCATAATCTTGAGAGATGGGTCTTTAAAACGAACACCTTCAATATCCCATGCATTGAGAATGTACCTTTTCTTTGCAGTCCAGATACCTTTATCTGCAATCACCTCACGGGCCATCTGCATCTTTTGTGCATATGCATTTACATATGAAGCAAGAGCTTGATAACTCTTATCAATAAAAGGTTCAATTTTCTCCTTTGCCACAGTATCAAGGAAGTCCACGGCCCTCCCACGATAACTATCCTCTGATTCATCTGTTCTCTTTTTAAGCACCGTATCAACAAGTCTGTCAAACGTAATGTAAACCGAATCCGTATCCGATGCAATAACATAATCTTCTCCTTCTGTTTTCAACAATTTGTTGAGATACAGATTGAGAGACTTTTCAATCCACCGAATAGACAACTGGCCAGACGTAGTAATACCTTCTGCAATACGCAAATCATAGTAACGAAACCATTCGTTACCAATTGCACCATAGGCAGAGTTAAGAGAGATTTTACGAGCCATCTGAATGTTGTTATACCTTGAAACATCTTTTAGATATTTAGCATCCTTCGTATCTTCATATTGTTGTTTCGCCTGCAACATCTTCTTTTTGTAGATAGTACGGTCATCATACATAGACTGCATCATCTCAGGGAGAAATCCTTGTTTGTCTTTAGAAAATATTGCACAGTTTGGTGTGAGTGTAATATTCCTTTCTTTCAAGTCGAAAGGAATCTTCTTACCACTCAACAAATAGTCAACAGTGAAACCATCTTCAAGTACTTGATAGAAATCGTCCATACCCAAATCGAGCAAAGTCTCTGGTGAAATATTGTACTGCATAATAAGGTGTGGATATAGTGAGTTCAAGTCAAATGACATAACCCATTTGTGTTGTCCAACCTGTGGTTCTTTTACATACGCACCCACATACTTTTCACCTTTAGACTTGTGGGAAGTCTTTTGTGGGATGACAATCTTCTTCTTGAGAAGATGGTTATAGATAAGAACATCCCAATACTTAACAGAGGTAAACGAGTCAGAGATATTAACCTTGGCCTCAAACGTCATAGTGAGAATGAGGTCGATAAGTTTCATCTTATCGTCAAGTCTGTCAACTAGTTCAACGTCTTGAATATTATAGTCGAGGAAAGACTGATAGTCTTTTGTATACCAATCACGAAAAGTCTCATAAGGATTTTCGTCTTTACGTTCCCCCAACTCAACAAAGGCGATATGGTCAAGACGATAAGATTCTTGTGCAGAGTAAGTAAACTTACGATAAAGTTGAAGATAGTCAACCTCTTCAACACCAAGAATATCATACACTTGGTCTTTACGTCCATAACCAGAATTCACCATACGAGAGTTTACAACACCCCAAGGTGAAAGACGTTTCATTGCGTCCTCACCCATGACAGATTTAATACGGTTGCAGATATAGGGAACATCAAAGAACTCTGTATTCCAACCAGTGATAATGTCAGGATAATCACTTTCCCACCATGCAAGGAACTGTGCAAGAAGTTCACGTTCAGTCTGACACTTGATGTATTGAACATCTTCTCTGTCATTGTGATAGTCGTGCAAACCCCAAACCTTGATACGTCCTGTGTCATGGTTTTTGATAGTGATTGACAACATAGGCTCTAGAGCCTTGTCGGCATTAGGGAAACCGTTCTCACACTCCACCTCAATATCAATTGTAACAATACGCATTTGCGAACTGTCAAACTGTATTTGATTTGGATACTTTTCTGAAATGTAGGTATAGGGAAACTGTGTCAAACCATACACCAAGTGTGGTTGACTTTCATAGGTTTCGATAAACTCTTTGGCCTCTTTCATAGAGAGGAACTTCATTGGATTTACGTTCTTACCGTCTAGAGTTTTCCAACCAGTTTCTTTTTGGACAGGAACGTAAAGAGTAGGTTCGTACTTAACCTTGAAGTTAGAACGAACACCGTTCTCTACGGCCCTGACAAGTAATTGATTACCCCACTGGGCAACGTGTGTGTAAAATCGCATAATGTAAATATATCACCATTTAGGGGATTTGTCAAGAGAAAAGAGGTAGAGCCTCGTCACTAAAATACTTTTCAATCATCTCTAATCTGTCGTTGGCGGCAGCCAACTTATCTAGTTCGGCCATTACTGCTTCTGTAATGTCTGAATGTTCTCCGATACCAGCAGGCATTGTCTGGTATACTTTAATATTTGCGATATGAACCGCCACTTCACCTTCGGCTTGTTTTTTTGCGGCTTGAATAATTGCATCTCCAACTTTCATTTTTGTTCTCCTTCTGTAGTCAGAATATATTTCTTTTGAGGATCTACCATAACATTCATTGTTTTCATAGCAAATCTATTCAAAAGAACATCAGTTCCCATTTCACTTCTATCATCTAGGCCAAACATGAACTGATAACTGTGGCCCATGAATTCCAATTCCAACTCAATAACAGGTCTATCATCAATTCCAGCACCTGTCTTTGCCTTGTATGTTTTCACAAGATTCGTTGTTATGGTTTTTCCATTAAGAGAAAAGGTAATCTTATTACCACCCATCTCTATATTCTCAGCGTGTAATACTGAAAGAGCGCTGTTCCCTGTATCAAACTTTGC